ATGTTGCTGCTTTAATAAAAGGAGGCTACAGAATAATTGAAAGAGCTTCAAAAAGAAGCAACGATACTGGTAGTATAGTATTTACTTATAGAGACCTGCTTGCTTTAAGCAGATTGCAGCCTTACTATACTTTTGTTCAAGCTGATTTTGGAAGTAGAGCAGAATCTACTTACGAAGATTGGAAGTCTGGCAGAGATTATTCTGTTGGAAATATTGTAAAACACTATTCTGATACATATATTTGCACAAGGTCTCATAAATCTTCTGAATACTTTAGTGAAGATTATTTGAATTCATTTACAAGACAGTGCGATATCGAAGCTGGAAATAAAAATATTGGATTAACAACGCAACATATCTCTGAGCTTGGTGGCGTTGCTGTAGGAATGTACGTCGCTGGCGCTGGAATTCCAGCGGATTCAAGAATAAATAGTATAAGCGATGATCCAAATAGCGTTACTTTCCATATAGATAAAGATCCAACTGCTACGGCTAATAATGTAACAGTAACTTTTTCAAGCAGATCGGCAGGAGGAAATAATTCATCTGCATCAAAATGGACTAGAGGAAATGACCAAGGGTATTATTCAGTTGGTTTACCAAAAGATTTTTATGGTACAGGTAAAATTCCAATAACAACAACTTTAACATCTAGTCTTGTATCTGGTGCATTTACTGCACTTGGATTAGAAGTTTATGTAGGCGCTGGAACTTTAGGGCAATCAGATTTAAGATTATTGCCAGAATCTAACGGTATTGGATATAGCGGCTTGGTTTACGGTACTGGATATCCAAAAGGCGTTTATAGTTTAACGGTAGATACAACTCCTCAAAATTTAGATTTAATAAATGAAGGATCGTTATATGTTTTAAGTGGTTCTGGAGTTGAGCCAAAACTTTACAAAACTATCGCAACTAAAGAAGAAGAGGCTAATCAGTATGCAATTGTTGGTATCGAATACCTAAATAATAAGGACGAATATATTGAAAAAGATATTTTAGATACTTCTCCTAGCTATTATGTTCAAGGGCCGTATGATGTGGTTATAAAACCAAATCCCCCATCTGGAATACAAAGCATAAGCGGTATCTCTGGGGCAACAAAATATACTGGAATTCAAGTTATATGGTCTGGAACAAACAGCCCAATTAATGGATATAAAGTTTATGTTAGCAGACCAGATTATTCAACAATAACAAATGAAACAGATGCGATTGTAGAAAGCTATACCATTCCTTCTGGCACGCATACATTAACCATTCCAATAACAGGTTCAGACGGTAATGATATTTGGGGTCAATATGATTTTAAAATATATTCACAAGGAACAACATACAAATTACTTTGCACAGATCCGGTAGAAACTGGAATTGTTATGCTGCCTTCTGGTAATTTAAAGATTAATGGAACTAACGCATTAACTTCTACAATTCCAAGTGGATTTACAATTGATACAGCAGATCAAGACTCTGTAAAATATTCGATTGGTTATGCCGGTGGCACTTATACTGGAAATGGTAGAGGGAACTGGACTTCAAAAGATTTAGTTTTTAGATGGAAATACATTGATCCAACTGGCGGCAAAATGACAACTAAAGAGCAGATCTACGAAAATCCATTTGTTGATTTGCCTCAAAAAGTAACAGTACAGGTTTTAGATTCTGCTGGTCAAGTTTTAAAAGAAGAAAAAAATTACCAAGGACTATCTTACAGAATAACACAGGCCGATAACGCTAGAATGTTTGATAGCTCAACTACGCCAGATTTTGTAGAATATTCAAGAGAAATAGGATTAAGAGTCATTGTTACCGATAATACCAATTTGTCCAAAACAGGCACGTTCCAAGCAGTAAATCAGTATCCTGGTTATTCTAAAATACAAGTTATAGACTCTTTTCAAAACTCTCCATATTATATTCTATCTGGATATTATGGTAACAGAGGATTTACTGGATTAGCTGTTTGGAGTCCTGATGTAGCAAGTACAATTGGGGCTATAACAACAATTTCTGGTTCTGGAGTAAGAGACGCTGACGGTAATTTAATTAGAAGTGAAAGCGAAGATGTTCCATTAACATTCAGAGATATCTCTGGGGCATTTTCAACCGCTACATTCTATAATGGTACTGGATTAGCGGTAGGTACTAGAGCAGCTGTTTCAATTAATTTTAAAGGAACAGGCGAGCCTGATTATGAAAAATATGTTTATGCTTATGATGATTTAAAAGATCATTACGAAAAATACGTTGACAAATCGATTTCTGTATCGCAATGGGGAGCGGATCACTATTCTTCTTTTGGTCAGGCTGAAGGAAGAGAAATTCCGACAAAGGAAGGAAACCCGCTAGGTATTTGCAACCTTCACGATATAAATCCAGCAACCCAGCCAAATAAAACAGGATTTTCTGGCATTGCATTCACAGTATTGCCAGAAGATGTTTCAAAGGGTAAGATAATATTTAATTGCTTTAACGCCACTTCAAACAAAGATGTTTTCAATGTTGACGTATATACTGGAGTTGGCTATACTGATATTATAAATCATACCGAAATGGAAGAAGGTAATTGGTATGAAATCGTTACTTTAGGTAGTAGCGTGAACTGGAGAGTAATAGGTCATGATTCAAATACTCCAATATTAGGAAGCGAATTAGAGTACAATGGGGAAACAATAGCTGGTTCAAGCGCAACGGTAAAGAGAGTATTTAAGCCTGATTTTATTAATCATACAAATAGATTTGGGTCAGTTGCTTTAACTGAAACAAGAAGTTATTTAAATGTAATTACTCTTGGAGAGAGATTACCAACAGGACAGTGGTTATACTTCAGATTTAGACCGGAAGATGATTATGGATTTGGTTTTATGTCTAAAGTTGTAAGCGGATATTTAGAAAGAGAGCCAACGGAAGTTACGTCTCCAATTGCGAATAGATATAACTTGGACGGAGGCAGAAATGAAGATGAACTTATCAGCATTCCTGGCAATACTCTAGTCAAAAATTATAAATACAGAATAGAGCAACTAGGCAATCCAGAAATAAATTGGGTCACAATCGGAGCGGATTCAGCTACTTTAAATTCTGAATTTATATACAACGGAGAAACTGTATCTGGAGGTGGGACTACAGTTGGTAAAGTTAAAAGAGTAGAAGTTGCCTACGTTGTTCCAGAAAATCAAATAAATTCAACTAATCTTATAACACCAAGAACAGATTCTTCGCTGGTATTGCCTACTGACATACAAGAAGGAAGCTCAATCGTTCTAGTTAATAGAAGTCTTGAGCATAACTTATACGTTGAAGATAGCAACGGAAATCAAATCTCTATAATCAGGCCCAATGAACGGGCCGAGATTATTAGAGATGATGTTGAATGGAGAGATGACAGAGGCTCTGTTTTGTCTCTTGAGTAATTAAAATTTAATATCAAATACAGATTCGTCAATCTTGCTATCTACGCCTTTAACGTAAGAAGAAATCTCAGTCTCCTGTGGGGCGACTTGAATCTTCTTGCTATCATAGAAGCTGTCTAACCATCCAGCAATAGGATTGCCCTTTGCGTTGTATAGCTTCTTATATCCCATAGAAGTAAGACGGTTATCAGCAAGCCATTCAACGTAATGCTTGAGCGAATCGGCAGTAAGGCCAATCAGACTACCTTTTGAGAACAAGTAATCGGCCCAATCTTTTTCTGCATCTACAGCCATGCGATAAGCCTCGTAGATACGATCTTCATTCTTCTTAAAGATGTCTTGGAAGCCTTCCTTTGGTTGATCACGGAGAATCTTCATGATGTTCTGAGTGATCGCAACGTGAAGGTTTTCATCACGCGAAATTAAATTAATAATTTTAGCGTTCCCCTCCATCTTTCCGCGATACCCAAAATAAAACGAGCAAGCGAATGAAACATAAAAAGTTACGCCTTCGGTAATCTGAGTCGAAAGAAGCGCATCAAAGATTTGCTGCCTTGGGTCATTACTCTTAGTATTGAGTAGAGCGTCATATTTATTGGAGATAAACTGCGCCCTCTTGACAATCTCTTTGTCATCCAAAATAGAGTCGAAGAACTTTGTGGCGTCAGGATGCACGTTCTGCAAAATATATGTATAACTATTGCTATGAATAGTTTCAAAGAATGACCAAACATTCATGCAGATCTCAAGTTCTGGATTGCTGACGTAATCAGAAAGAGAATTAATGCTACGGGACAGCATCGAATCTGTCATTGTTTGGAAACGAAGATTACTGTCGAAAACAAATTTCTCCTCTGGAGAAAGATTCTTGTAATCAGCCGCATCCTTTGTAAGATTAACTTCTTGTGGTCGCCAGAAGAAATTAATTTGCTGATCGTAAAGATCATAGAACTTGGGATACTTTAGGCGGTCATATCTTTGAATCGCCAAGTCTTCACCAAGAAAGAGCGGCTGTTTAAGCGAGTCTACGTTTACAGTGTTGAGTACGGTTTTCATATTATTACATGTAGTTTCTACTACGATCTTTTCGTCCTCCTGAGTGGTGAGGTCTATTAGTCCCTTGCCACATTTTCCATTCTTTAGCCACAGGAGCTTTTAGTTTCTTTTTTTGTTTTTCTGCCTCTAAAAGCCATACTGGTTTATAGAGATCAAAAAGTTGATTAATATAGTTATTATCAGCTGTTCTAGCTGATTCATAACCTTTATCGATAAGCCACTTTCGCTTTCGCGAAATACTAGCATTAGAAAGAAATTTATAGTTCATTTTTATAGGGTGCAAGCTCCACCCGCGCAGCCTTGGGTGTCATCTTGCGGTTCTTCGGTTTTTACTTCTTGTTTAACTTCCTGCTTCGTATGTAATGCGGTCTGCGTGTCGCCGTCAAATGTATTTGTATAGTAAAGATTCTTAATTCCATACTTATAAGCCAACATTAAGTCGCCAACAAGTTCTCCTTGACTTGGGATTTTATTTGGGTAACGAGTGGCGTTATAATAAAGATTAGTTGAGATGCTCATATCGACAAACTTTTGTAGAGCAGCGACTACCTTCAAATATCCTTGATTGTTGGGCATTTCAAATGCAAGGGTATAATTATCCTTATTATTTTTGATGTGAGGAACAACAACAGGAATAACTCCAGCTTTTGAACGCTTATAAGAAATCAAGGAACGAGGAGGTTCAATGCCATTTGTTGATGATTGAATGACAGAGCTAGACTCAACAGGCATCAAAGCAGTCAAGGTACTGTGACGCATACCGTGAGTTTTAATTTGCTTTCTGAGTTCTTCCCAATCACAATGCAGCTTCTCGGTAACAAACTCATCAATATTCTTGCAATAAGTATCGATTGGTAGAATAGCTTTTGAGAACTTTGTCTCAGAGAACAAGGCGCATGGACCCTTCTCTTGGGCCATCTTAACTGAAGCTTTAATAAGATTGTAGCTTACAAGCTCCATGATAGCAGCAGCTTTGTTGGCAGCATTCTTATCGGTATACTTGACTCCAATATTAGCAAGGTAGCCAGCAAGATTAGTAACACCAACTCCAAGACTGCGGCGATTTTTTGCAAAGTTTGCAGCAGCAGGAACGAAATAATTCTGATGATCGATTAGAGCGTCAAGCATACGAACAATAATTTCGCATACAGGCTCCATCTCGTCCTTCACAACCTCAAGCAGATTAACGGCAGACAAAATACAAACGCCGATTTCTCCGTTGGGATCGTTCAAGTCCTTGATTGGCTTGAGGGGATGATTGACCTCAAGGCAAAGATTACTAGTGTCAACTTGGGCGTTCCAAGAGCCATGCGAGTTTGCATGATCAACGTTCATCAAATAAATGCGACCAGTCTCTACACGCTCTTTAGAGAATAAAAAGAAAAGATCACGCGCATTAATTGTCTTTTTAAATTTAAGGCTCTTGTTCTTTTCTGCTGCCTCATAAAGCTCCTTGAACTCTGGCATACCAAAGCTATTCCAAAGCTCTGGAACTTCATGATAAGAAAACAAAGTGATGCTTTCGTTCTTGATCAGACGATCATAGAATGTCCGATCAAAGCCGATGCAATAGTCGAGCTTACGAACACGGTTGTCATCTGTGCCAGCATTATTTTTTAATACGAGAATATCTTCAATATCATGATGAAACCAAGCAACGTTTACTGTTGCAGATCCACCACGGATACCATTTTGGTGGCAAGACTTTACAGTAGATTCGAACATCTTGAGGAATGGGACCGGACCAGTATGGCTAACCATGCCACCCTTAACAGGTGCATTAACGGCACGAAGGCGACTTGCGTTAATACCGATACCATAACGATTTGCAGTAGCAAATCCAATCGCGCTGTTGTTTGCGAAGATGGATTCAAGCGAATCGTCTACGGTAAACAAAGCGCAAGAAGCATAAGACTTTAGAGTCGTTCTTACTCCTGCCATAATAGGCGTAGGCAAATTAATCTTGTGCTGGCTGAAATAATTATAAGCCTTTTTGATGTAGTTGGTGCGCTCTCCCTTATAATCCTTAAATAAGGTCATTGCAATCAACATATAAGCAAATTGCGGGGTTTCATACAGCTTCTTGGTAGTTCTGTTCTGAACCAGATATTTTTCGCAAAGCTGCTTAATCCCAGCGTATGTGAAATTAAAATCGCGATCATGACGAAGACACTCGTCAAACTTATGAAACTCCCGCTCATCATACCACTCAAGAATGGCGGGATCATAGACTTTATTTTTAATATTATCTTTTACGAAATCAATGAGCTTTGGAGCATTCTTGCCGCCCCAAACTTCTTTACGCAACTGATAATTTAAAAGACGAGAAGCAACATATTGATACTGAGGCTTTTCTTCAGAAATGAGTCCAGCCGCAGCTTCAATCAATGTGTTGTGAATATCTTTAGACGATATTCCATCAAAGAAAGAAAGGTTCGCATTCATTGCGACTTCTTCGAAAGAAGTGTCGTGAATTCCAGTGCAAGCCCATTCTAAAACTTTGTTAATTTTATCCGCGTCGAACTTTTCAATTTCTCCGCTTCTCTTTTTAACAGTCATTAATTTTTTCATAAAAAGTAAAATAGGGTAAAAGATATTACATACCAAATACGAACCACCAAACTAAAAAGTTTGCGTGAACGATTATTCGTAGTTCTTTACAAAAGAAAGTGTATCTAGGCGAAATCCGTTGGCCATATAAAACCCTTGAAGTCTCGGATCTCCACCATTACACATATAATTCATCGACAAAAAGTCAATCTTTTTTTCGACGATAATTTTCTCAACTTCTTGCAGGACTCTAAAACCTCCAAACATAGTTGGACGGGTTGAAACCCACACAATTTCATTCAATCCTGTTTTGCCACAACTCCAATCTTTTGATACAATTCCAGCAAACAAAGATACAGGTTCGTCTTTATCAAAGTAGCAAACTATCACTGCATCATTTTTAAACACTAATAAAAGCTGAATGAGTTGATCTTGTAAGTGATCAAGATCCCAACGGCCAGCTACATGACCTTGCTTATCAAGAATTTTTTTAAGACCCTCGCTATCCTTCATTTTTTGAAGGATAGGCTTGAGAGTTAAAGTACTTATAATTCTTTTGACCATTACTTAATAAACTTCAGTAAAGCGCGAGCTTCTTTAGCTGGAATATCTGACCACGTTTTCCAATTTGCAGCGTCCTCGTTTTGATAAGACTCTGCCTTCCAAAGTTCACGCAGCCAAGACTTAAAATCGGTAAAGCTACCACCGATGTTTTCGGCAAACTTTTTAGAGAGAATGCCCTGTGGGGAAATGTCAGCAGATCCATCTACTGAGGAAGATGCTGCCTTGGCTCCATTACCCTTTGCAATTTCATCTTCTCCAACAATATGAATACCTAGATAGTTTCTTACAGTGCGAACGAACGCACGGTTGGCGGCAATAGTTTCGAGAAACTTTTGACCAAAACCATCCGTATTTTCAAAAGTTGCATTTGCAACATCCATAGACGAGATAGAATGCCAATCATCTTCAACTGAGTTAACGTTTGTTTCGAAATTGCTGATCCAGTCAATAGTACAAGATGCAACTACATAATCTCTTTCGAGCTTAGGAAATTGAAAGTGAACGCGAGAATATCCGCGCAACTTTGCGACTTCTTTGATTCCTCCGAGCTTGATCAAAAGCTGCTCGTCTCGTAAATCGGTAGCTAATTCTGGAACTGGTTGGTTCCTGCGGTTAAACCAATCTTTATTTGGATAAAGATGAGCAGGGTTGACCATTGCGCGCCAATTAATAGTACCATCTTTATTAAAGATATAATTTACGCCGTTAAGAAGCCCACGCTCATCGCGGACTGTTGGTTTGGTGGTTTGTGTTTTTTCGCTCATCTTTTAAAAAATAGAAGTGTGAAGACTCTTTCCAGAAGTCTGGATCATCAACTATTTTTGAGTACTTGTCAAGCTTTGGTAGATCTTTTTTCCAAAAAAACTCAGAAGCGTAAATTTTACCATTGGAGATAAAAACCTTTTCAGACGAAAAAACGCAATTTTCGTCTATCTCTTCGATATTTTTAATATCCTCTTTGACGAAAGTCATTTCTTTCTCCACCGAGAAGTCAAAAAATCTTTCCGCTAATTCGCTCCATCTCTCATTATCTTTGGCAAAGAGAGAGATTTTAATTCCCAGAGACTTTAGTTCTTCCAGATATTCAACAGTAATTCTTTCACTTGCTTCTATTGTGATCGCTTGAGTTTTATTTTTAATCTTATTAATGCATGGAATAGATATTTCTTTGTCAGTAATAATATTTAAATGAGAAATTTTTGAAATTATCTCTAATATTTTTTCGTCAAAATGCAAATCCATTCTGATATTACAAAGTTTATTCTTGATGAACGAAGGAAATCTAGGCTCATTAGGAACAATTTCTATAACTGAGTCATGATAATGGTTACCAAAGTGTAAGGTTTTAACCTTATTTAAATCATTTGTTACGCCAAGTTGATCTAAAACATTTTTAGCAATAACTTCTGGCTTTATCGTATTGATTTTTTTATTTTTTTCCACTAAAGAAAAAGATGGTTTGCCATATTTTTCCCAATCAACTTCGATTATAGATTTGTTTTTGTCATCTCCCCAAATTGGATAACAATTTTGGGCATAACAGTACGAATACAAAGAGACTATTTTTTTATTGTAGAAGCCAGCTAAATGAGCAGATAAACTATCTACACCAAGATACAATGAAGAATTTTTAATTATATAAGCCAATTGACGTATAGAAGTTTTTCCGCGAAGATCTTCGTCAACTCCTTCAACAGTTTGATCTGAAGGGAGTCCAACATGAACAATTTTATAATCAGAACAGTATTCGCGAATAAAAGAAAATACTTTATCCCAATAATCATATTGTCTTGAATTACCTTTACCGCTGGTTTGAAATACAACGTATTTGTCTAGAACCATTGGATAATACTGCTCTAAAATAAACGGCTTATCAATTTTTACCCCACAAGATAGGGCATAGCGATCAAGAAGATGCATGTTAATTTCTGGTATTTAATTGTATTAAATCTTTTCCGTTGTGTTGATAATCAAACATTTTTTGCGTTCCCAAATGCGGGAAAAACGCTATATCGAAATAGCCTTTATGTTCTCCATGACCTTCCATAGTTAATAGATTTTCCATTTGTGGGCTGTAAAGCAAAACTTTATGGATATGAGGATTGCCATCAAGAATATTAATGTACTCTGGTTTAGTTGAAAAATATATATTATAATTAGGGTATAAATTTTTAATTGAAGGCAGTAAAGAAGTAGACATAAAAACATCACCGGCACTTTCTGGCATCATAAATAATATTCTTCTACCTTCGTCGTCTTTGCTTAAAAGATCGCCCAATTCTATTTTGTTATTTTCTGTGTTTTCTTTTCTAGCTACATGCTTAAAGTATTCAAGAATTTCTTCTCTTTTTCTACCGCCACTTAAAGCTCCAAGCCAAGATTTGACGCCTTCATCTCTAACGTCAACATTCATCTTTAAAATATTTTTATACAAATCGATAATCCATTCTGTATCGGATTGATCATTATTTGGAATATAATTGGGGTCTCTCTTTTCAAAAACTGGAGCTTCAAAATTCCATTGAACTGGTTGAGAGCTATCGATAATGGCTTCAAGCTGCTTACCAATCACCTCAACAGACAAATTCTCAATAACAAATTTTTTTGCACGTTGCCCCATTTCTTTTCTTTTTTCTTTGGGCATTCTATATACTCGTTCCAACTTGTCCGCAATAGATTCTGGCAAAGTAGTAGCTTTAATAAAGTTTGTGCCAGGTTCAAAGTATGGCTTCCAGTTTAAAGGCATACCGCCGCTTTCATCGGTGCAGAAATCTTCTCCACAAGAATAATTTGTAACAAGAGTAATAAGCTCGGTCATTTTGGCTTCTGTAACAGGTATCTCTTGTCCTCCGCTTGTAAATGGATGGCAGTAAACATCCATTAAATTATAGATTTCATTCAACTGGGCTTCGTTGACTCCATTATTAATGTTCGTTGTTTCTACTGAACCCATTTCTCCGCAAAATCTACATTTGATTTTTTGACCTTCGAACGGCTTGACTTCAAACTGTTTACATTTTTTACAAAAATATGTAGTGAGAATGTCTTCATTTTTTAAACCATTGTCTTTAATTAATTTAACAATATCCCATCCTTCTGACCAATGAGTATGCAAAAGAAGCTTTGCTTTGACGTTAGGGTTTTTATCTTTAAATATTTTAAACCCTTGCAATAAATTAGGAACGCTTTTTCTAAGTTGATTTCTGAAAACGAAACCAATAATAAACTCATCAGACAAACCAAACTCTTTTCTTAAAAGCATTCTTTGTTCATCTTTGAGTCTAAAAAAAGAATTTATTTCTGTAGCTCCTCTTAAAGTTTTGATTGAACCTTTGGGATAGCCAAGTCTTTCAACTTCTCTGGAGGCAAATGAAGCCCAAGCGTAATAGTGATTTACTTTAGGTATGATTTTAAGCGCCTCTTCGTATAAAGGAACAGAATCTAAAGTAGTCCAAATCATACAATTCTTATTCCACCATTTCTTTTCTACCAATGGAGTCAACGCCCAAATGTCTTCTACTCCAATATAAAAATCTGGTTTTACTTCTCTGATTAAAGAGTCTATTTCCATTAATCCATAAGCGGCAATTCTAACCCTTCCTTGATCTTGGCTAATCGAATTAAGAATTTCCTGTTTCGGTAGCGTCCCATAAGCTTTCCAAGGTAAAGAATCCAAGCACTCCTCTTCTTTTAGTTTAGCATTTGAAAATTCAACAATATTATATTTACCCGTCTTATAAAGATAGCGAAGGATGTTTTTGGCGTTTTTGCCAAATCCAGTAAACATCCTGCTATAATTGCTATGGAAAACTACAGTTTTTTTCATTCTGAAACTTCAAAACTTTTACGAAGGTAATTCTCCATGTATTGAGCTACAAGCTCTGCCTCTCCAAGTTCGAAACCTATCAGAAAAGATTGTTCTCCTTTTTTGATTGAGAAAGAAAAGGCGTTATCTCCATTTTTCTTTTGATAAGGCCCAAACATAATTGATGTTGTTGATCCTTGATAGGCGTGAACAGTAGAAAATTTAGCCGATTGTCTAACGGCGCGAATCATGGATGCAGCCTCCACTTGATTTAACTTTAAAGCAGCAGTCTTTTCTGGATTCTTTGCGTTCTCTGAAAAAGAACCTTTTTTTGTTTCATCGTTCCACCCAGCTTGCTTCACGAAGCTGACATAAAGATCTGGCCCTTCTCCCTTAGTTTGATCTTTATCTTTGTACGATACATTGAAGGACAATGCCGTTCCTGTATTGGATTTATTTGGTTTATAAAAGTTAAGGCGCATGTTAGTTAAAATTATAAGTTTAACACAATAGAATTAAAGAAAAATAGACAAAAAAAGCGCACCTTTTAAGTGCGCTTTTAAGTTTATTTTATCTAACCGTCAAACTCGTAACTTCACTAGACAAATACCCGCTTCTATTTGAGACATCAACTTTATAATTACCAGAGTCAGAAAGTTGAGCGTTTTCTATTTTTAGACTGGCTTGAGTTTTTCCAAAAAGAGGCATTCCATTTTTATACCAAATAAAAGTAAGTGGCGATGATGCGGAAGGATCTACTTTTGCTTTTATGGTAATATCATCGCCAACATAAGCATCTAATTCTACACTATACAAGTCGCCTTCCAAAAGCCAAAAATTATTCTTAACTTTTGTAAGAGTCCATTGTGATCCCATAGATTTAGTTCTAAAGGCATTGTCTGGATTTAAAATAATAACTCCAGGCCTCGCATCTATTAAAATAGTACCATCAGTTAAACTGCTGCCATAAACAACGGTGCCACTTTTAAAAATTTCTTTTTTCTCAAATGGGACGACTATCTTAGCAATACTGTTCGCTCTAGATACTACATTTAATAATGTTTGTTGGTCTCTAAAAGACAATACATATTCTTTTTCAACAAAAACTGTTCTAACGCTTGTTATTTGAGAGTAACAGGTTGAAGCTATAAACATTACTGCTGTTATTAAAAACAGCTTCATTTTATCCCTTGGTGATTATAATCTTAACGTTAGAAGGAGCTACGGGAACAATAACAACTAGAGTAGCATTATTACTATCGGCTGATCCAATAGTATTGGAGGCGGTAACTTTGTAAGTACCAGCATCTGCTGTTTGAATACTATTAAATACTAAAGATGTGCCAGTAGCAACCTGTACATTATTTTTAAACCAAGTATAAGTTATAGGGGCAGTACCATCAGCAGTTACACTTAGCGTTACTTTAGTATTTGTAAATACTGTTTCAGATACATCAGGATTTGGTGGAGTTTGGGCGCTAAGTCCAAACGAAAACGCAATTAAAAATAAGCTTGAGAATAATAATTTCTTCATATATATCCGTTTACACAAAAGCCCACGTTTTACCGTGGGCTTCGAACTAAGTACTTTTACTTAGATTAATCTCTGCTCGGCCACATTCCTTGAATACAAATAACTTGTCTTGGCAAGCCAACCTCTACCCAATCGACTTTTACTCCATCTTTTGTGGGTCGAAGATCGGGAATTTTAAATGTTGATCTACCATCTCCTCCGTACATTGTACCGACAATAGCGAAAAGGGCTTGATTATCCTTGATTTGAAGCTCTCTGCCATCACAGTTCATGTAATAGCGTGGAGCGTAACTTCCAGCAAATGTGGAAATTGAACCTATGCAGTCGTCTCCTTGTGTCATACCGAATAATGATTTAAGTTTTTTTAACATACTTACTCTATAATAACTCTCGAAACATCATTTTCATCCCATTTTGTTTCGTTCATAGAGCCTTCATTTTTTTTCTTTTTGCGACTGAATTGAGAATAACAAATCGCCGCTCTTTGTTTTTGGTTTGGGTATTCCTTCAGCATAGTGTCTGAAGACATACAGGATGCAATAAAGTCATCCTCTTCTTGATTTTTTTTAGGTGTTGGTATTGGCATTTTATTTTTTAGTTGATATTGAAGTTGATCCTTTTTGAACAGTTACCTTTTCTCCATCAATAGTAACGCTCATGGGTTCTCTAGATTCTTCTAGATTTTTAATTAAAGAATTGATAATCGATATTTCTGGTTTTTCTTCTTTTTCTTTAGAAGAAGTGATGCCAGCTAACATTGTTATAAGAGCCATTGCTGCGGTAGAAACTAAGCCTATAACAGCGGGAAGTGATTCTTTAGGTAGAAAGGCGCTGGATAAAACTCCAACAATAACCAGTATAACTATACAAGGAATGGCTACCTTTCCAATAAATTTGGATGCCACATCCTTAGCTGAAGACTGGGCCTCTATTTTTCTAATCTCTATTTCTGATTTAGCTTTGAGAACATCGACATGCTCTTCTAGTTCTTTTTCATTTAATATCATAGTGCTTGTGGTTGTATATATTATTTACACTATAGATAATAAAAAACCCCCGATTTCTCGGGGGTTTGAGTTAGCGGGAGCTTGTGTATCTTGCTCCTCGGAATGTCACTGCCTTAACTTGATTCTTGGCGAATCGACGGTTACGGCCAGCATTACGGTCTTCTACAGTAATGAATGAGGGTCCGAAGTTTACAAGACGAGCATTGATAACCTCCTGAGAGGTCTCAAGACCGAAAAAACGACCAGCTGTACGGCTAATCGTGTTAAGCGCGCGATTTGAACGAGTATTATTCATATTTATGATTTCCACAAATAATAGAAGTCTCTAATTAATTTGTCAAGCTGTTTTTCGACAAAAAGTTTATCAAAAATTTTATTATAAAACAATTCTGATTTGTTGATCCAGTATTTTAATTTTACTGGATTTCTTAATCCAAAGGTGATATATTCAGAAGTAATCTTTGAATTAAAATAAGCAAAATTAAATAAATTTGAAGCGTCTTTATTTAGCAGTAATTTGTCATATGTATCCTTGGGCAGAATATGGCAAATTTCTTCAAAGGTTTGATTTGAGCAATTTAAAGTTTCTTTAGCAAGTAAAATATCCAAATATATGTTTGCGTTAGCGGAATACTCAAAATTAATAAATTTAATATCTGTTCCAGTATAGATTATATTCTCTGGGCATAAATCAAAATGACATAATCCACAATCTTGTTGATCTGGTTTATATATTTTTTTAAATACCATTTTAGCTGTAGAAAAAAGTTGAATTACCGGATACTTTTTTGCTACCATCATTGCTTCTCTAGGCAAAAACGAATCGAATATTTTGACTGTTTCATCTTCATCTTTTATCTTGATGGAGTGCATTTGTTTTAAATCTCGCAAGAAAGTATCTTGCAGTTTTAATTTGCGACTCAGAGGATAATTAGAGATGTCTGATAAAAACATTCCTTTTGGCACTTCAAAGCAAATAAACTTAAATTCATCAGAATCATTTGATGAGCAAATTATCTTGGGATGAAAATCATAATTGTTTTTTGAAAGCAGATCCCAAGAGTTAGGAGTATCAGGAGATAAGTTTACTTTTAATAAAAACGGCCTATCATTACCAGCAATCAAATAAGAATCATAAATAGGATGGACTTCGTACTTTTTACATAGACGAATTTCGTGTCCAAGTTTATTCTCTATGACTCTTTTAGTTGAAGATAAAAATTCTTCTTCTATAGGAAGAATATCAACTTCATTTTTTACAGACTGCAAGTAGTTTCTTTGTTTTTCCATTTAATTTTAATTCGTTATTTTCAACGAATACCTTTATTGAATTATAATTATTGGAACAAAGAATATCAACAATCTTAGTCTTTATTTCATTCTCTATAAAAAAGACGATCTTTCTAGCGCCTGTTTGTGAGCTTTTAGTATGATTTAAAATAAAATCGTAAACTTCTTTAGAGAAAGTAACAGAGGTTCCCTTGCTCTTCAAAGAGTCTTTTATTTGATTCAATTCGACATCAATAATTTTAACAAGGGATTCGTCTGAAAGCTGATCAAATATAATAACATCATTAAGCCTAGCTAAAAATTCTGGTCTAAAAAACTTTTTAAGATTATCCATTACAATATCTTTTTGTGGAGCAGGGTTAGAGGCGGCACCAAATCCAATTCTTTTATTATCGGCAAATTGAAATCCAATATTGCCAGTCATTATGATAATAGAATTTTTAAAGTTTAACTTATTACCAGTTGAATCTGTAGCTTGTCCACTATCCATAATTTGCAAAAGGATATTTATTACATCTGGATGAGCTTTTTCTATTTCGTCAAACAAAAATACTGAAGATGGATGTTTATCTAAATGGGTCCAAAGAACATTGGCTGAACCGTAGCCTACATAACCTGGCGGAGAACCTATCAATTTAGAAACTGAATGCGCCTCCATAAATTCCGACATGTCTATAACGCAAAGATTCTCTTCGTTGCCAAATGCTTGTTTGGCCAAAGTTCTAGCTAAGTGAGTTTTACCTGATCCAGTTGGACCGATAAACATAAAATTACCCAGTGGTCTATTTGACTTGGAAAGCCCAAAAGAACTACGCAAAACGCAATCCGAAATCTTTTTCAAGGCTTCGTCTTGACCAAAGATATGCTTTTTCAAGTTAGGCAAAATATTTTTTATACCATCATTGTTGGATTCTACGTCTATAATCTTGCCAATTTTATCCGATAAGGCGGCATAAACATCTTTAGTCTTTACTTTAAAGACTTTACCTTTTACCGATTCGACCCACTCATCATATTTTAATTCATAGTCTTCGATTATTTTAGGTAGGTGATTTTCTTTAACATCGTCAGGTGCAAATTTTTCAAATTGAATGATTAACTTCTCGGTATTTTTTATATCATTCGGACGAGAGAAGCAGCGGATTTTAACTTTAGCTCCAACTTGATCCATTAAATCAATCGCCTTGTCTGGAAATCTTCTTGATGGCATGTATTTGTCACACAAAGAAATAACATCATTGATAACAGTGTCAGAATACTGAACCATGTGAAACTTTTCATAAAAGCCTTTTAATGACTTTAAAATTTTAAAGGTTTCCTCTTTGCTTGGTTCTTTAATAAAGACTGACTCAAATCTGCGATTCATTGCGCCATCTTTTACAAAGATATTTTCATACTCTTTTTGAGTCGTCGCCGCAATAAAAGACATATCTTCAGAAGTGAGATATGGTTTTAAAATATTAGCTGCATCCATTGATCCAGCGTCATTTCCCATGCCTATTACATTATGAATTTCATCAACAAACACGATGGTATTTTTCATGCCCTTTAAATCGTTCATTACTTTTACCAAACGTTCTTCGAACTCTCCGCGCAACTTTGTACCAGCGATTAAGGCAGATAAATTAAGACTGATTATTTTTTTATTTAATAGAAATTCTGTGCAATTGCAAGATACAATATTATTGGCGAGCAAACCAACAACTGCACTTTTACCAACACCAGGTTCGCCTATGAGAATAACATTTCTTTTTTGTTTTCTGCAAAGAATTTCAGAAATCTGAGCCACTTCTTTTTCTCTAAAGAATATGTTTTCAAAATCTCCTTGCATAGCAAGCTCATTAAAATCAGTATAATAAGCTGAAGTTTGACCGTCAGATTGGCCTTGATTCTTTTGATTTATTGGTCTTTTAACTGGATTAGAAAGCATCTTGCATTCTTTTTCTACCTTCTCCGCTAAAAATGCAACGTCAACTCCATTGTTTTTAAAAAACTTTTTGACACTACTTGAATGGCGCAAAATAGACAAAAACAAATGCTCTACTCCAGTATAGTTTTGTTTAAACGAACTAGATATCTTATAAGATTCATTTATAATTAATGTCGCACTTGAACTATAAGGAATATTTTTTCCAGAAATCTTTTTCTTACCAGATGGTAGAATTTTAGAAAGAGCGAGAATAACGTCTTTAACTTCAATAGATAATGATTGAAACACAAGGTTAACAATCATTGAGTCAGAGAATAGAACTGAATGCAGCAGAAAATCATCAGTAATTTCTGGGAAATTATTTTCTGCACAACGTTCTCTGGCAACGTCTAATGCTCGTTTTACTTTTGGAGTAAAGTTTACGTCTTGCACTGTATTCATTTTACACTTAACTTTCGATCTGA